ACGAGCCTCAGATGATAGACAAGAGAATGAAGGAATAAACTTCGCTCCATATCCTCCACCACCAAGAATCTTTATCTCTGGATAAGATTCAAAGGTAAGAGTTCTATTCTTTATTCTAACACTAACTACTTGACCTTTGGTATTAATAACTGCTTCAGCAACATTACTATCACCATCAACAAATACAGTTGGTACTTCTGTGTATTTCTGACCAGGAGCAATCATCGTAAATGAATCAATAATACACTCAACTTTCTCAGTAGTAGGAAGATTAATCTTATAACCAAATCCAGGATCTACAATACGAATCTCTGTGGCAAATCCATTATTATCTAATAAAACTTCACCCGATGCTCCATATCCATTACCAGTAATAAAGACTTTTGGTGGTTCTGTGTAAGCAGTACCTGGAGTTAATATAGGTATCTGAATTATACCACCGCCTTTATCTGTAACAGGATTTCCTGTTGTTGGTAGTAACGATGGAAAATCTTCTAAATTATTAGAAGATTCATTTTCTATTTCATTAACCTCTTCTGCACTTAAATCAGAAATATCAGAAGTAATTAATACACTTGCTGATGCTCCTGTTCCAGTTATTGCAAATATTAATGTTTCTGCATCTTCTATAACATTATCCTTATTAATACCAACAATAACTTTAGCACTAGAATCTTCAATAATAAAAGTACCTAATAAATTGTTACCAATAATATCACTAGGTCCAATAGAAGGTCCAAACAACTGATATTCTAATGTTGTACCCTCTGGAACATTTGTTGTAGTAATAGTATAAGTAACAAAATCTCCTTCTTTGACAGTTAATTTATCAGTAGTAACCTCATAAGTTGGAGTAGTTACTTCATCAGCAGTTTCAGTACCATTCTGAGTATTTCCAGTAAAAGGATCTGCTTCTGGATTATATACTGGAGTAATATTTCCTGGTACTGGAATTCCATCTACAGGAGTAACTGGTGTAGTACCAGAAGAAATACTATTCTCTTTAATAACACACCTAGCAATATTCTTCGCAAAATCTGATTTAGCAATACCAGTTGCATCACCTATATTAGTATTTGGCGTATCAATTTTAAGTGTTACAAAGAAATCCTCATTGTAATCAGGAGTATCATCTTGATAAGTTCTAATTGAAATAGTTTTCATAGTCTCACCAACATTAAAACCTACAATACCACTTGATTCTTCATAATCAACATCTTTAAAGGCACTACCATCTCTTGTTTTATATGTGACACTAGAAGCTATATCAGTATAACCAGATCTAGTAACTGTAAATAATGCATGTTCTCCTTCTTGTACTACTATATCATCAATACTATAAATTATCTTCCTTATAGGATTCTTTTGAAAACCTCCAACAAAATCAACATTAGTTGAACTTAATTTAATACCTTCCTGTGCATCATCACATGTATACTGATTCCAATCTTCACTATCACCCCAATTATTAAGATCCTTCAATAATTCATCTAGAAAATTCTCTTTCTTTTCCGATCCACAATCTGTACATTGTATAGTGGTCTTTGCACACTTCTTTCCAGGTCCACTACACTTAATACCAAGAAGATTTAGTACGTAATTAATAGCATCTCCAATCATATTCAAAGGAGCAGCAATAGCACCAAGAATGGATTGCAATGGTCCTAAAATACTTTCAAGTAATTCGTTCATTAATGATTCAATCTTATTAATCAAACCACTAATAAACTTATCTAATTGACAAGCAGTTTGTTTGTAAATATTAAATAAATATCCGAAAATTACTTTATCCAACCACGCAGCAAGACGGTCACCAAGATCTGCCATCTCACAACCAACCTTTCCTAGTTGATCATTTAAAAACTTGGTTACAGGAGTCAATCTATTACCTTTATCAGTTGGTTTTAATATAGCTTTCGTAATTTTCTTAACTGCTTTCTTAATTAATTTAACAACATATCCTTTAACCTTAGCAATAAAACTCTTCATGAGAAGTATTGCTTTATCAACATACTCTCTACCGATATCTATTGCATCATACAACCCACCAGATAATTCACCAACCAAATAATTTCCTAACTTTCCACCATTTCTCTGTGTCTCGTGCAACATCTCGGATATAAGTCTACCAAAACTCCCTTTCACATCACTTTCTTTACCACACTTATCTGCTTTCTCAACACAAAAATTAAGTCCAGCAGCATTAGAAGTTGAATTTTTACTATACTTCTGCTTCACTATCTTAGTCATTGAAGAAGTAATTACTGCATCATTATTCCTCTTCTTTCCATCAAGAGTTACTCCACTATCTGTAGCAGTTTGGTTAACCTCTTCATTATCTGTTGCATTCTGATCAGCAGCAGTTCTTGCATCATCATAAAAAGTTGTAAATGAATTACAACCATCTTCGGATGTAGTCTTATCTTCTGTTTTTGTCTTAGTTGAATTTGCTACCCTACCAACACTTCCTATGATTACAGGTTGTTGTTTATCATTATCTAAAAAGAATCCAACAACCCAAACACCAGATTTAAGTTGAGATGATACTGAAACTGTTGCTCCAGGTCTATGGGGATTTGTCACAGGCATCATAGTGATAGCCCAAGGCAAATCCTCATCATCCACAATATCACAAGTCTGTGGATGTAAACCCACAATACGTACTTTACATCTTCCAGATCCTTTTGGATCCTTCTTGTGATCTTGCTCAACTTGTCCAATCCACCAATTAAAGCCATCTGACCCTATTTGGTGGAGTGGGTATAAACTTGATAGGGTAGCGTCAGTCATTAATCGTCATATACTAAGCATTCTGGTTCGTCTGGGTGCATCTCACAAAACAATTCAATAGCATTAGGATCATGGTGATCTCCTGCTACTATCTCGTCATGATGATGCTCTTCATATACTTCTAGTTCATGTAATTCCTCTTCATAATGCCTACGTGCAGCAGGATTAGTTGTAGGATCATCTAGGATCTCTTTATCTTTTTTGATATGTGCTTCTATAGATTCCATATTAGTTACCTATTCTATGTTACTTTCTTGTTCTTTGATTCCGTAAGAATCTCTGACCAATTCTAGCACAGTATAACACTTTGGGTTTGATCCCGTGTTGAATTGATGATTTAGATTTTTAATCAAATATGTGCCACTATGTTCTGGATCCCATATATCAGGAAGATTTTTTTCCTTTTTGGATTCAGACATTTGATCAGGTATTCTTATTTCAATCTTATCACCTGCACATAATTCAAGATGACCAGTCAAAGAAATAGTCAATTGTTGGTTAAACAAAATCCCTGCTCTAGCAATACCTTGTGATAGATATTGTTTCTGAAAATCAGGAAAACTATTTTCTCCAGTGCCACCATGTTTATCTTCATTAGAAGCAACTTTGGATCCACTGTACCAATTCTCATGATTAATCACAGTTGACATAACTCTTGATGGGTATTTAGATAACTGTTCCTGACCAAATGGCAGTTTAGTTTGACTTCCAAGATGAGCCATATCTTTCCACATATCTTTTAACGAATAAACCCTCTCCTCATATTCACCAGTATTTATGTTAAAATAACAACATATTGAAGAATATGCACCCTGCCTCATCTTCTTTAAGATATCAATTTCTTTTGTAAATGCTACTTCTTGTATTCTGAATAAAGAAGGATCTCCTTTTCTTGCTGCTTGATAGTAAAATATATCTGATATAGGAGGACTACCATTAAACTCATCAGTAGAAGAAACTAAACTATCAATTGATCTAAAAGTAAATCCTTTTCTAGTCTGGAAAAACAAATAACCAGCAGTTCCTGTTGCTTTCTCTGCTGTTTGTGGATTAACATCACTCTTAGAACTATTAGTAGTAGAAGAAGATGCTCCACTACTATTCACCTTCATAGCAGATCCAGTTTTTTCTGAAATTGTTCTGGGAAGTAATGATCTTATTACAGAGTAAGGAGATTTTTTGGTAGGAAGAAGTTTTATTGATGTTGCAGAAGGTTCAGTATCAACACGAAGAGAATTGACATTTAAGTAATCATTAAGAATCTTCTGAACTTGTGTTGAAGTATTACCCTCAATAATCTTATTGATACGAATACCCTCATTAATAAGTCCTTCCTCTGATATCAATCCAATACTATAGATCTGTTTTCTTTCTTTACTAACTCTATTCCTTATAGTCCATACACGAAAATTATAAACATAACAAGCACCACCTGTTGCATCATCAATTTCTACAACAACTCTTTCAAACCCTTGTATTGGCATTGAAGAAATAAGATTCTCCTCATTATCAACTATTGTCATAGTACCACCATAAGATGGCCACATAATATCTTCGTTATATTGGAATTGAACCAACATACCATTTTGACCATCATGTAAATTTACATATGGTTTTCCATAATCATTACCAACTTTATATAAAGCAACAGATTTAAACCTAAAACTAGTTGCGTAATCTTTACTTGGTAATGGTCCTCCTAAAAAATTTGACATCTTAATTACACAAAGTTTGCAGATGGTGGATATATCCCATCATCAAAAGGTCCACCATTTGATGCTGCTATAGCACTAAATGGAATCTCACCAACTGACTGTGGAGTAGAAGTTTGATTGTTTACCAATGCTACATTTGAAGAATTTCCTGAGACATTACCAGAGGAAACCTCATCTGCCATTGAACCTTCATTAACAACCTGAGCAATTGTATTTAACCCATATTGAGGTGAGTTAAACGCAGTCATTGATGATTTTGTCTGGAAGAAGTTTGAAGACTGCTCTTTAGGATAAGGTGGTAGTCTTAACCATTTATCAGCACTAATACCATAATCAGTCTCAAAAGTAGATGGATCTAACATACCAGCTTCTACCATATGAGCCTCTGTAGTTACTTTTCTTCCCTTAATAGCACCAAAATGTGCCTGAGAAGTTATTGGTTTCTTTTCCTTCTTACCCCAAGCAATCTTAGTACCGCCACCGCCATAACCAT